TTCGTGTTTCTGAAACGCATCAGATTGGACTCCAATACGCCACCAATGCCGAATATGTTCCAAATAATTCCTAATTTGTTTTTCGCATTCAGTTTTAGCCTTTTCAAGGCTATCATATTCGCCGCTTTCAATGACGTTCCCGCAGGTCCATAGTTGACCCCTGTAAGTAATGCAATCAGCCAAGATAGGCGCAATACAAAAATGCGGAGAGCCGATATTGCCTGGAACATGCATGTTGATTCTGGCTGTGATGGTTCCCGACCTCAAACGCCATTCGTCATCTCCGTAATAATACCAACAATCAGGTAGTTCCATCAGATCAGCCTCCCTGTGTAAGCAACAACTTTCCAGTGTTCTGGATCGAAGAATTCCCGTAAGATAGCTATTGCGGCTTCTCCTCCTGATCTATAGAGATCAACACTCGCAGATGACTCGGCGGATGTCGTACCCCTCATAGAAACGGACTTGTAGCCCCTTTCAGCAAGAATTTTGGTATCGATATGCTGAATCGCAAATACCACTGGCCGATCCGCCAGTTCAGCCTCAAGTTTATTAATCTTGGCCTCCAAATATTTCCTTATCTGTTCCTCGCATCCAGACATAGCCTTTTCAAGGCTGTCATATACGCTGGTGGCAATACTGGACCAAGGGTCGATCGTCCATAGTTCAGCCCCGTAAGTTATACAATCAGCCAAGATGGGGCCTACAGCCGAATCCGGAACCTTCATATGGATTTGGGCTAGGATGGTCCCAGACTTCAAACTCCATTCGATGCAGCCCCCATTGTCTTCCCAAAAATGCCAACGATCAGGTAGTCTCATTATACTGGCCTCCAATGTGTGACGGTTCCAATGTGATTGCTAGCGCATTCGTACTTAATATCATCTGCGATGCCTTCGTGGATGTTATGAGGGACCATCCAGGATATCCAACTTTTTGGAAAGTCTGAATCTAGTTCTTCAACACATAATAGCTGTATCAGGTTGTGAGGGTACTCGGTTTTAGCCAATACAACGACTCCAATTGGCGGCCAAGTGTCTGGATTGTCGGTGAGTTCGATCCATTTCTGCATCAGACCGACCTCCAATGAGAAGGTGGGCTGCATTCTTTTCGCGATTCTGGCTCCATCGACTGAGTGTTGCTGCTCCAATAGACTAATTTGGATTGGTACCAGCGACAGCCATCGCGCCAGCCGAACAGCTCGGAGCCATTACCCCCAGACTCGTGGATAATCACGAGCTCGCAAGCTTCTGGTCGCGTATCCGGATCGTCAGTAATTTCGATCCAATCGCTCATCAGATCGGACTCCATTGAATCTGTTTGTATTTGATGTCACCGTACTCGTCTAATACGCTCATCAGGTTCTCCTGTTGGTGAGTCGGGAGGATCAACCCCCCCCGACAGATTATTGTGGCATGATATTCAAGCGGCGTCAATATTAAAATCAAGCGGTGTCATTATCAGTTTCATTTTGAAGCCGCTTGATCTCGGCTATTAACACAAGAATGGCTGTCGGATTAGCCATCATCAAAAACCGATCTGTTGAGCTGGATGTAGAATCCGCGACTAAGTCATCGTTTGCATCTCTTATTGTGTTACCGGCTCTCCAAGGGTGCGGGTGGTCTTGTAAAACAGCCCTGGCAGCTTTCTCGATTTCTTCCAGGTCGAAAGAGTCGATCCGGCAATCAGCCATCCAACGCTCAATCTTAAGGTTAAGCAACCCTTCTCTGAGGTTACATAGCCTCACTTGTAGATCGCGTTCTAGAGCATAGATGCGGTGCGTAAATTCGGTTGAAGGCGAATTTTGTAGGATTTTTGAGCAGTAGGCAATTTCGGAATGGATCGCCTCGATTTTTGCGACGTATTGCTCTTCATATGGTATGGGCGGATTTACCGGCTGGTAAGGAGTGGTCATCTTATTGCCCCATTTCTGCTTGTTGCTTGGCTTCAAGAATGGCTGTTTTTCTGTGGTCGTATAGCGTGCAGGTGTTGCGATAATGCGTGGCAGGGATTACTTCCACCTCATAAGGAGCACCCCATATGCTACTCCATGTGGTGCCTTCTGTCCATTCGTCTATGAGTTCCTGGCATTTGTCATAATGGCCTGGCGTATACGTGCAAATAAACACAGTACCATTACGCCGTACAGGATGCGTTCTGAGAGGGCTATTATTATCTGTCACTCTGAACATCTCCAATCTTTTGGATGCTTATAAAATCACCAGACTTCATCCACTTTCCGTGCTCTAAAGACAATACATCCTCAGCGGCCTGAATGATAACAAGCGAATGAGTGGCGATTATTATCTGGCACTTCCGCCTACAAGCTTTTTGGATCTCGTCCCATAACCTATATTGATTCCTTAACGACAATCCAGCCTCTGGCTCGTCCAAAAAAAGAACACTATTTTCAGCCTTGCTCATGACATCCACGGTGAATCTCTTTAGAACTTCACCATGTGATTTAAAGCGGGAATGTATAGCCTCATTGTAGCCAAATCCACTATTACTGTCATATCCTTCAGGATTTCGCGTCCTTGGGTTCATATGTTCTGTGTCAAAAAACATAGTGTTCACACCATTTTGGCCCAATGGTGTTAAAGCTACTTTGAGAAATTTAGATTGGTGCTGTAAGCCCCTGAGCAATGTTGACTTACCACATCCTTGGTCACCCACAAGAAGTGTAATGTCCCTTAGTTCGAATTTTTGGCCTATGTTATTAAAGCAGTGGCGCTCTTCCTTGATTTCTGCTCTTTTCAGGTACATGGCTGTCCTCTATAGTATATTGTTGCAATCACTGTTCTGATATTATATGGCAAGATCGTTTACTTACGTCAATATACTAACAAACTAGCAAATATAATACGAATACTATCACAATCAGTAGAGTGGCTTATGAATATTCAAACTCTCTTAAATAATTGTGTTACATACAGAGATCTCTATGCATTAAAAAAAGACTTCTATAATTATGGGCTATACCTGACAAATACTAATAATGGCACTAAAGTCTTATGCGCCATCGCTGAAGGTGTGATAAAGACCCAAAAATTATTCGAAGATTACATCTTCATCGAAGGCAAAGACAATGAGCATATTCCAGAAAGACTAAGAGAAGTAATCAGCGTATTCGTAGCAGAAAATATGTCCAATAACAAATTATACGACAACACACCATCTTACTTAAAAAATGTAGAGTTTTACGGCAAACCGTTAAACAAGCAGAGTATGTTAGAAGAACAACAAATCAAATATATCAGCACTTTAATCCAGGATTAATCTTTATAATAGCAATAGATAAAGCTTTAGCAAATATTATACCAAATCATTCCAATTCAAACTACCATAAACATCACCGCCGACAGCCAAATGTCTCACAGCTAATGTAACCGTATCAGAAGTAGGTGTTTGGTCTCTCCCAATCTGTAAATCGAAAATGTAGTCTAAATTCGTGCTAACTGCCCCTCTAGCTTGTGTAGTACTGGTAAAAAACCCAGATTCCTCAACAACACCACCACTCATTGATGTAGCATTAGCATTATAGTCGACATTGCCGCCGCTGGAGCTGTGGTTCACCCATGAACCACCGGTAATAGTAGCATTGCGAATCAAAGAAAATTCATAATAAGCACCATTTCCTGTGCCCGAAAGATGTATCTGACCAGGTATAACCACCGCATCTTCTCTACCAGTAGCTAATTTAAGAGAGATAACCGGAGCCCACCCATCAGCAACAGCAGTACTGGCTATGGCAGTCGTCCTGGTAGCCGACCATTGCTTAGTTTTTTGATTGTATCCACCTTCTGAGATTGCTGTCGAGCATATTTTTTTCAGTGTAGAAGATGAACCAGTGGTACCAGTATTCTCAATTTCATATCGTAACGGCAAGCAGGCTGTTGTCATGTATGTGGTCAGTTCTATATTACTATGCCTAAAAGTATGTGCTAATACATATTGACCATCAACTATAAACCCACATCTAACATTGCCGACTCCAAGCCATTCAATATCTATCCATAATATTTGAGTCTTGTTTATGACCAGATCAGCTAAGACATCGTTGTTCCAGCTATCCTGCCTAATTCTTCTTGTGACGTTCAGACTTTGGCTACGCAACACAAGATAATTGTATTCACCGTCGTTTTCTAAGTATATTCCATTGTTAATGCCGAAAAACCCAACGCGTTGCCTTAAATTAGTTTTAGGTGTGTTCATCGCGAAAGTCATGAGTAATAGTAAACTTTTACCGGGCTGGTATGGTATTACTCTTACAGACTCTTGTACCACCTTACTGCCAGTTGATCCTGTGACGTTAAGATTCACAGCACTTTCTGCAGCAACATAAGTGGCGTTACCGCTGCTTGCAGTGACGGTACTCCATTTGCTATCTTGTTTATACCTATTCTGGCTGTCGAATATGGTTAGTGGCTGTGATATTCTTTGTCTGCCGAATGAGTCTGTTGTGCCAAATACAGGGGTCGAAATTGCTGTTATACTATTGGTCACTTCTACAGCTATTGGGTCTGTTCCCCCATTTTGGACTATTACTGGGATGGGGTTATTATTATCATTGGTTACTTCGACTAGACCTTCTACAGCTATTGGGTTATTGTCATCATTTGCTATTTCGACTTCGTTTACAACGTTTACATTTCTTAGAAGACTCATCATTGCCCCAATCATATCAAAAAGTATGAACCTGATTTTTTCACTATTGTAAAAGACTCATACGGAGTCACGATCGACGGGTTGCTCTCGCCATCAATCTGGACATTGAATAGTACGGCATTGTTAGTCGTGTCTACTTTCTTCACAGTTATTGTGTTAGAATTAAACATGCCGTATAAGTTTATTGATACATTACCAGCCCCAGCGTCTACTAGTAATATAGTGTTATTCGGAAGAGCACTAGAGACTACGTAGTCCTGCTCTACGCTGATAGTGTTGCCGATTTTCTGGCCTATGAATAGCCAATCCCTAAATTGGTCTAGCTTTGGTCCAAACGCTACCGTAGTCGTTAACTGATCTAAACGAGCCTGGTCTATGTCCAATTCTACTAAGCCGTCTTCGAATATAGTTCTGAATTCTTCAGTATGATGATCATTATAGGCTACCCTAACTATAAACGAATGCAATATCACATCTTTAATAAAACTCGGCGTGCCGTAATCATCAGGCACCAATTGAGGACTAAATATTGGCACATCTTGAAACCCGCGACTATTTGGAATCTTGAATTTATAAGGCACGTTTTAGTCCTGTATAAGATTACTAATATGCTTAATTAGTTTATCGGGCATTATTTTATGCTCATTAGACAGTTCTATCTATACTACGTACTTTATATTTGACAATATTTTTAAATATAGCATCAAACCTTCTCTAGCTTAAAACCGCATACAGTAACAGTCTCGTTATACCCATCATAAGTAATCTCACCAGCGCCCTGGACCATATCCACCCCATGCATGTCTATTGACCTATCAAGTATCACATCATAATACACCCCAGTACCATCACCAACAGTCACGAAAGTAATATCCTTCATCTTCCTATAGCAAGCCACAAGACCCCTAAATTCAAGCCAATCGCCATCTCTCCTAAAATGCAAACCATTTGGCGTCATGTCCTTAAACCATGACCCAAATCGATCATATTGTTCATTAACATCTGGTTCAAATAGCCACATTTGATACTGAGGCTTCTTAAGACTCTGCTCATGAAGATACCATTTTGGTCTCCCCATGTCTATCTTAAGACCAGCCTTCTTAGCTTCCTGAATGTAAACCCATGGCCTATACATCGATTTACAATGATTCAATGTGGCCTTCCAGAATCTGTGTGGATTGTATACCTTCTGATAAGCCAAAGCCCATACTAAATAAGCATAACTCAGTGCATGCGATTTACAAAACGAATACATCTTCACTTGCAACAGCTCTGATATAATAAGATCAACATCCGGATGGTGCATTATCTTCTGCTTAAATTCATCAACTACCTTAAAATCGTTCTTAGCAAACGCTCTCCTATAAGAGTCTGCTCGATCCTCTGAGCAGCCAAGCAAATTCTGTATCTGCTGTATAGCATCATCCTCAAACACAATCTGAGTTATTCTTCTCTCCTTAGTCCACGTGTCTAAAAACGTCTTCTTACGGCCTCTGGATGCTGCCGCAGGACGTATCAGAGCCAAAGCCACAGCTAATTCCTGAATATTCTTCGGCTTTACCGCCTTAGCAGCCTTCCGAAATGTCGGAGATTCTGCAAATGTAATCCCAATCACCTCCCCCGCAGCGAACAACTCTGCTACTTTAGGGTCATTGTCAGGATACGAATTTAAAGCTCTCTGATCTATATCAAGCAATTGAGCTAACGCCCTATTGCACAACAAATCTATCTTCAAAATCCCAAGTTCATCAACATCATTCTTATCATAATAAACCTGATTCCTGCCTATTAATAACTCCCTAGGTATCTCATCCTCAAAAAACACCAACCCACCACAATGGAGTGAATAATGAGAATACTGATCTATCAGACATTCAGCAAGCTCTAAGACCCGTTCCTCCTTCCCAGGCATTAAATCCTTAACATTAGCTTTCCTAGGAATCTTGGTTTTACATCCTAATCTACGCATAGCCTCTCTTATAGCACCGTCTTTCCGATAATGTATACGATTACTTATCCTCGCTACTCTTTTGGGCCACTTATCAAATATCCTCTCTATTATCCCATCTCTCTTGTCATACGGAAAATCCAAATCAATATCTGGGTTATCTGGCCTATGATCATTCATAAAACGAGCCAATGATATATTATCACTTATGGGATCTATCTCGCTTATGCCCATAAGATAGCTTACCAGGCTACATGACGCTGAACCTCTGGTTATGTGTGGAACGCCATCGGCGATTTTTATAATATCATCTACTTTTTCGAATATGCCTGAGAATTTAAATTTCTCTATCAGTTCGAATTCTCTACTCAGTCTATCATGATATTGCTTCTGACTAGGTATCGGCCTCTTAAAACGATCTATAAGGTTATGCATCTATTTTATCCTCTATCTTCTCTGAATCACCCAATTCAGGGATACATTTATCGATGTCCGCCACCCAATTCTTTGGAAGCATATGCGGTATGTAATAATGCCTGATAGATAAACCGTTTTCTGGTTCTCTGTGAGCTAACATCACTGCCGCTCCTAAATAGGCCAGCTGTCTCACTCTATCAGGTTTCAAGGTTCCAAAATCATTGTGTGGAAATGTGCATAAGCACCCGGCATCATCCATCTCACTGAATCTTATTTGCGCATCGTTGGCTTTATAGGATTCACAGCCCATCACAGAACTCCTATCCACAGATAGTATTGACTCATTATATCACTATATATAAAATACATATATTAAACAACCACTACCAAAAATACTTTGACACCCACCACCCGTATTGCACTGGCATTTTTCCACACAGGCTATTCATGATATATGCTATAGGAAATAGTCACGCCCTGGAATACTATCCTCGATGTCATTCATTCCTGTCCCCGAATATCCATGTTAGTCCTCGATCCCAAAAGCAGTTTCAAGCTTAGATAATAATACGCCCCACAGCATTTCATTACTGCCTTTCATTGTCAAAACACTAGCTCTAGCATCTCGTAATGTGATTATAACGCAAGAGTCCTCATCCGATGGAGCAGAAGTATACTCAATCGTCAAAACGTCCTCTGCGCGAAAATAGATAATTTTGTCTTCGAAAGATAGCTTGATCATTTTAATGCTCTCTATTGTTTGCGGTCCCAGCACAATCGACATGTTATTATGGCAAGCAATAAAGCTATCGTCAATCACCTGTCATCTCTGCACCACGTTGGGCGATACCCTATTAACAATTTTATGGAATTGTCTCCGAGCTTTCCAATGTTGTCCAAAAAAGCACGGGTCATCCCCAGTCATGATATTTGGCCTTGTGCGGAGAGTATAGGGCAAGCCCAAGGGATCTTCGTCTTTTTCCTTGACCAACTCTATTGTGATACCATTCACTGTAACAGAGTTGATCATTATCAGATCATCTTCAAGCATGAAATTCCTCCCATATATCTTAATGTTCTTTATTTGATTTGTAAATGCTAGGTTGCCTTACCTTCCTAATAGTCTGGGCATTGTTTTGTCGCCGGAGACCATTTTATACCACCAAGGCATATATGATCTGCCGGATAGGATATTACATGCAAGATGCGAGTAGAACACGGTGTGATCACGATCCTTAGAGCCTCGTCATCGACCGCCATTGCGGCTTTAATTAGAGATTTAGTCAACGCATTCGGCTCGGTTTTATGCCTTTCTACCTCGCTTCTCGCCGCCTGCTGCAGCTCCTCGATTTCCAATAGCCTGTCTTCATCCAGCCCTGAGTGTCCGGACGCTAGCCATTGTAACGCATCGATTTTTAGCCTGCTAAACAGCTCTAATACATCCACTATCTGATCTATAGTCACGCTCCAGCCCCCTTCATCATTTCTGCTCCCCCGTGTAATAGTTCACTTTTTGAATCGTAAACCATAATATGTCCCTCTTTGGTATATTGTAGGATCATGTAAGTCATGCATAATCCGTATTCTTGAAGACTGATAGCATAGATCTTGGCGTCTGCTATACTTCTATATGTACCATGACAAGCGATCTGGCTGGTGTCGTTAAGCGTATACATATCCACTGCTCCTCGAAATGAAATGTTGTGTTAGGGTGCTCATAGCTCATCTGGCACAGCGTCGATGTATACGACGTTCTCAAGGGTATCATACCATACGGAGAGAGCCGGTTCTTCATGGATTCGACCATCCGTGGTCTCAAATTCGTACCGTAAAGAAACCGTGGCGCTTTGTTCTAATTGTAAGAGCTTTTCGATTAGCTCAGCGATAGTCATTGTCTTCTCCTTACTGCCTCTTTTTAGGTTTTAGGGTTGCCTGTACACCCCAACATGTCAGACATCAGTCACTCCTGTTATCGCGGTCAACGATATGGACAGTAAACTACCGTCCACCATTTTTCCATCGATCATTTTTTGTACTTCGATTATCCCAGTTTTACCGCTGAAGTTATGACGACGAAACGATAAAAATATCTCTTGTTTCATTGTAGTGTGATCAACGATTTCGCCCCAGTCACAACATTGCCGTGGCCAGACATCTACGCCTCCCAATGTATTCATAGCCATGTGTTGATACTTGTCCAAACACTCTTGCTCTGTACCAAGCATAACGAAATCGCGGGATCCGCCCGACGGATAATGCCATTCACCTGAAAACAGGATTTTCATAGATTCACCCAGACCTTTGCTTGTATGCTCCATTATTAGCAAGCCTCATCAAATCGGGTTAGTATGATCTTGTGGGCGCCGATTGTGAGCGCCGATTGTGAGCGCCGTCAATTGTTGTCCAGATCATACAATACAATTCCTCCGCTCTCAATTACCAGTTGTTTTTAAAATCCTGAAGCACTATCAACTGCCGCACCAGCGCAGGATTAGCCTTGCCGTCAAGAACCATCATCACCTGAACTAGCAAAAACTTCTTTACAGAGTCAGTATTTATCTTGCCAGTCTTAAGGTCTTCCATCACCTTAGAATTCAACTCTAAAACACCTCTAATTGCCCTTAATATCTGAAATTCATCATTAAGCCTTCCAATTTGATCAGGACCACTCAGATAGCTCTTATATTTTGGCATTTGGCTTTCTCCAAGAAGCAGAATTTTTTGTCAGTTAATTTCAAGACTATAGAATTTTTAGGGAATCTTGGACCTATAATTATGAACACATCTCAAATTCGTATAAGGTATACCAATCTCAACAAACCTGATCCAACCCATAAACACCACAACCCGAAATATATCTAACAACATAAGTGTCTGAATGTCTTGAACGAATACCTCCGAATAGTGCTGTATCCAACTACATATATCAAACACCAGCAGTGCATTATACTCTAAGCCTAATTGCATAAGCCGGGTTATGAGGAACACCCACGCATCCTCCTGGGAGTATAAAGTAAAATATGTCATTTACCAGCCATATAGAAGTAGGCAAGATCCCTAAGTTTAGATTCCATTTGATCCCTAAGTATAGATTCCATTTCAATTAGGGTATAGATTTCCATTAATCCCAATTTCTCGGTAGAACGCTCTAAAATAGCTTTATACTTTGGATCATCCACCAAATCAGGATTAAGAAAATATAATCCCTTATCCATGGCTGGCTTGCCTTGCGTTTCAACAAGATCGGCAAAAAGGCTCTCAAAGTCCGCTTCGATAGTTTCAATCTTGGATAATCGCGGCTCTGTCAACCGCAAGTCGTTGGCTAGTGTCAAAGCGAAAGCCCCCAAATCTTCCATCGTTTGAAAACCCTCGACGCATGACACAATGCGACTTTCCAAGCCTTCCAACATACACCTGAGATTATCAATATCCAATTCGCTCAACGCAAAAAACGCACGCAAACGCGAAAATTCCCTAGCCATACGCACTTTCATCGCGAGCGGGTTCTCACACGCCAAAATCAAGCCCACGTTCACCGTCTCGCCACGAAAGCGATCCGGGCAATATTGCACCAAGCTATAAAAGCCTCTAGCCATTGTTTAGTCCCTATCCCCATAGTTTTCAATATCATATTGCTCAGCCTCATAGTACATCGCCAACTCTATATTCTCCGCCTCTTCTTGGCATTCCAGCATCAATTCATGGCTGCACGGGACTGGTTTCACAGTATGATACATCCACACAATATAATGCGGATCTTTAATCGACACATCAGCCGGTGTCATACCTCTATACTTGCCAAAAGTAAGACAAACCTCATCAATATCCTTGATATCGCTCATTTCTGCTTCCCCGTATACTTCTCGAACTTCCCCAATTCAATGTACCACATCGGAATAGAACTATTAATCAGAAAGGCTTTAGCACTACCTGATGTCCACACAGCAATATGACCACTAGAACTCTTCTCATACTCACCCGTCTTATGAATCTTCCTACACCACACAACAGGCCGTACCTCATCAATATCATTAGACATCAGTCACTCCTGTTATACTGCATCAGACGCGCACGGTTTGTCGCCAAGATATAATTCGTACCGAAAACGGCTAGAATGCGGTTGGTGCGGATAAAAAGTATTGCTCATGACACTGAGAGTACTAAATGTTTCAACATATCCGTCGCTGTACTTTAGTAGCTGTCCCGTTTCAAGGTCGCGTTTGACCCAATATACATTGAACTCGCTTTTGTTAAGTTTATCGACTTCTCGTGCCGTTGGCCTGATCGTGCCGTTAGCTATATCAAAAATTCTACACATCTGGTAGACCACCATCGCAGCAATTTTAGCCTCGCCATTTGGCAGAGAGTCAATAAAATCAAGCGGCGTCTTGGCCCCCACAACGATCTTGTCACTCATCACATGCTCCATTATTAGCAAGCCTTATCAAATTGGGTTAGTATGATCTTGTGGGTCACCGCTTCTGTCGCATCTTTAGGTATCCACGTCGCTTCGGCCTTAGACGGCGAAACAAACTCGAAAGAGTGATAAAACCAAGGGAAATACCATTCGAACAATACCGTCTGATTCACAGTCGCTGAGACTCTATGAGGAGCCGGTATCAGCCCACTCTTAAATTGGGCGAAAAAGCGCGACGCCGAATCCACAATCTCAGCAGGTGGAGCAATTGAATCTTCCCCATCAAAATCATTCTCATAATTCCGTATTCTAAGCAATTCAGAGTCAATAAATTCAAGTGACGTCATCGGCACTCCATCGATCTTGTCACTCATCACACGCTCCATTCTTAGCAAGTCTAGCCTTACGAGAACGCTCAGAAATCCTCATACGAACCTCATCCGACACATTCCTAGCCCTAACACTAGCCTCAAAACGCATCTCCTCAGACCAAGCACCCACCAACTTAGAATTCAAACGCTCCCTCAACACACCACCATCAAAAACAATACCATACTTCACACAAAGACGCTGAACAGACGCAACAGACGAATTAAACATCAACGCCAACTCACCAACAGAATGCCTGTCCCTATTCTCCCTAATATACCTAACAGTCTCCTCATTATCAAGCTTACTCCTCATCTTAAGAGCACTAGCCTCACTACGAGACCGCTTAAGCCCAAGATGCTTGCACAATTTAGCTATAGTACGCTCCGGCTCATAATAATACTCACCAATCTCTGCATGTGTCCAGCCCTCATTAAACAGTTTAATCGTCAGCTGCTTAATCTCATCACTGAACCGCTCATGAACTGGAACTGGCGCAGGCATTATATGCTCTCCTGACTCTTGCGAAGGTCGTAATACATATCCAATACCTTCTTCATATCATCATTGGTGAACTTCTGCTTGGCTAAATTAGCCCACATGCATACTAATTGCACATTGCCCTCAATATATCCGCGCTTAGAATCAATACGGTCTATCGACAGAGCCATCAAATCCGACCACTTATGTGCCATTGTTAGCCCGCTAATAGCACATCTACCTTGATTTAATTCATAAAGTCTTCTGATGTATGAAAAAGAGACTTCAAATTCCACATCTCTCCTTCTTGCTCCTAATCTTTGTTTAGCTGTGCCTTTGCATCTTCGATAAACATAATTCAAAAATATGTCCATAGAAGATTGCCAATAGTCATTTGAATGCTTTCTAATTTTCTCCCTATTATCTTTATAATATTCTTTCTTGTATTTTAACAGCCTGGCGTTATTTTTGCTATAATAAACATTGGTATAGTCTTTTGCGCATTTTTTGCATATATTACAATCTTCTTTAAATTCAGAGTCCAGACGAGACACACCACAGCTCCTACAAAGATTCCTATCTATCAAAGGCTTTCGAGAAACCACAACTGTTTTACAATCCACACAGACCCATCTTTCGGGGGCTTTTTCTCTCAACATTCGTGAGGAACCGCATCGGCAAGTATCAGGTCTCTTCAGAGTAGGCATATTTATCCTTCATATTGGCTTATTTGATCTATAACTGTCTGATCCTCTATGATATAAAATACATAGAAACGACAATACCCAAATCTTTCGATTTGGGTATTGTGTTCTATTATGAAGCGAATCTCATAAGAGACGATCGCTTAGAGATTACTAACGTTAATTGTCGCATAGTACAGGCCACCATCTTCGATCAGCTTCTTCCCGTAGCGGCACATGATGCCCTTCGATGGGGAGTAGCTGTTGGGGTCGAGTACCGTTGGGGTGCTCAACAGTGGGATGTATGGTGCGTAGAAGTAACCAGCATCCAGAACGCTTGATCCCTTGAAGCCCATCAGGATTTTGCAGTTCGGGAACAATGGGTCCTTGTAGAGGCGCATCTTGCCTTGGATCGTTCCAACGTTCATGATTCCGATATCCACACCTTCTGTGTTGAAGGCGTCGCTGGCGCGGAAGTCATTAAGTTGTTCGAACTTGGAGCTGATGTCGGCGCTCATGACCATCCAGTTGGCTGGGCCACGGAGTGTGGTCCGGTGGATGATGTTGGCAACTTCGAGTGACTTGTACATCAGGGCGATGTTACGGTCGGTGAAGTTAACCGAGGCACCTGCGGCTGTTGCGAAGTTGTGGTCTGCGCGGATCGAGCTGGCAATGATCAAGTCATTGATGATTTCCCGGTCGATTTCGGCAACCATTTCGTCGGCCATGAGGTCGGTCAAGGTGCTCTCAGCGTCAATGTTGTGGACTGACTTGAGGTCTTGAGCGGCTTCGAGGCTCCAGGAGGTCTTCAGCTTGCGGGTGATTGCGGAGACCGAATCACTGTCGATGCTGAGGGTGACTTCTGGTTGGAATGGGTTGGATTCGAGGTCGTACTCGTAGTTGACGACTGCGTAGGCGTCTGCTGCCCATCCGCCGCCCTTCCAACGAACTGCAACTTGGCCGGTCGTGTGGTCGAACTTGGTGGAGGCTTCGTCGAGGACGAGTGCGTCGGTTACTAGGTCGCTTGGGTCACCGTCGTAGAGCGCAACGTCAGGCGCACCGTTTGAGTCGAAGGTGACTCGGAAGGCTGGCTTGGCGTCGTTGCAGCTTGGGTTAGAATCGGTGGCGTTGTAGTAGACTTCTACTGAGACAGTACCGGCGAGGACTGGACGGTGGGCGAGGACGCCTGAGAATTGCGTTCGGTCTGGAGCCATTGTGAGGGCTTCGCCGACGACTTGTTGTGAGGAGTAGTATGGGTCCAGTGCCCAGCCGTTGTTACGGGCGTAAGCTTGGGCCGTGTTTTGGCGCATGATTTGTGTGCCAGCGACCGTGCCACCCTTGGAGAGGGCGTAGCGATAGCGGATGTAGAAGATGAGCGAGGCTGGCTGGCTCATTGGCTGGACACCGACCAGGTTGTCGGCGATCAGCTTGGGGTATGACTTGCGGATGAGTGGGAGGGCAAACCGTGTGAAGTCGGCGATGTTCGCTGTGGTGGTTTGGTCTTCCAGGATCATGGAGCGCTTTTCTGGGTTCCAGGCATTGAACTGGTTTTCCAGAATGGAGGCCATGAGACCGAATTTGGCCTTCGGTACTTCTTGGCATTTGTTCAGAACGGCGGACCATTTGCCGACGAGCTGATTCTTTTTGCCTTCGTGGATGACTGATTGACGGTGCAGGTCGTTTTGGGCGGCTGCTGGGCGTCGGCCTTCTGTGATGTGTCGGCCTTGGCGAGCTGATGAACGTGGTAACATTTTGGAATCTCCGTACCGGTTGGGAAAAAATCTGGTTCTTGGTTTCAGGGTTAGACTAGATCAACGTCCATGGTGGCTGCGATATCCAGAACGCTGAAGCTGCCGTTGGGGCGTGCTACTGTGTTTTGGGTTACTCGCGGTTGGACTGGGCGTCGGTCTTGGCTTTCGAGAAGAGTAGCTCTCGTTGTAGCTGGGCGTGCTGATTTGCGTGGCGCTTCTAATCTTCGTGCTTGGCCTTCCGTGACGGTTGGCTTTTGCTCGGAGAGTTTTGCGTTTTCGGTCACCAGTGTCCGGTTGTGTTTGAGAGCTTTTTCGGCAATCGCTGTTTTGCGGTTAGCTTCGGCGATTGCGCGGTCTCGCTCTTCTTTGAGCTGCTTAATCTGACGCTGAGCTTTTTCCACTTCGGCAGCGGTTTTTCCATCGCGCTTGCCATTCAACTCGACGCCTTCGAGCAGTGCTCTGACGTTTTTGAGTTTGGCAGACGCTTGAGATTCGCTAAGTGCCGACATCTTGGTCAGCTGGGCTTCGATCGCAGCACTCTTAGCCTCGCAGAAAATCTGGAGGCGACGGGCAAGCTCACGTTTGTGGGCTTCCGTTTCTTCTACACAGACCTTTTTAGCTTGTTCAACTTTCACACCATATTCGCGGGTGAAGTTTTCTTTAAGGTCTGTTTTAAAATTTTCTAGTGATTCGGCAATGGCTTCGACCAGTTCTTGCTTACAACCGGCTTTAACCAAAAGGCCCTTGATCTTATCCATATCCTAACTCCCTATATCGGATAGTCTCTAGCTTATGTTTGTGTGAGTGTAGCCAAAATTCATCTTTAGCCACTACAGCATACTCTATTTTTCACCGAGAAATATAGCGGGTTGCTTATAAAACTTTCTCGATAATCACGCAGGATAGCTATCAATCTCCAATAATATCTTTAACTATAAATAGCAAATGAAGAAAAGCTATAAACCATGGATACCTCCGAATGGATCGCCAAAAACAAAAAATACGACTACGAATCCAGTTGCTGCTATGGAAGCTAAGTCATCCAAGAAAGCATAATACTTTATCGCCAAACTACGAATTATACAAAAAAGGCCAACAGCTTCCTGTTGGCCCTGGGCCTAGGACAAAACCCTAGGGGATGTATTACTTAATACCAAAATACTTGTTAATCTCTTTAACAAGCATGTCTTGATAGACCTCAGGTCTAAAAGTGCTTCTCTTTTCCTGGATTGGCCTCACCCTTCGGCTGAGACCTTCCTGAATATTGAGGATGGCACCGTTAACGCTTGGTTCGGCGACTACGTCCCATGTCACGAACGAGTATCCCGGAAGGACTCTATAGAGCTCTTTTCCGTTTTCTTCGCTGATTTCCATGTCGCCGACACCACGCGATGATATGCCCACCTGCACTTTGTGTTCAAAAAGCCCGCGAAGGCAAGCCCCAAGAGGAAGCTTATGCAGAATCTCAGCCTCTCCATAAACTTTCCTCCCTTCCATCCAGATCTTTGTCATCAAGTGACTAACTCGATCTAGGTGGATTTTAGCATCTGCGGGGTGATCATATTCACCCATGACTGATCTGGATGAGATATCTTCTTGGATATCTCTTACTGCTGGATTTAGAACATCTGATGTGCCATAAATCCGACCGTTTGCGTTTTCTTTGTCACCAAGTTGGATGAGACCAGTGATTCGCATCACTGGTTCTTCTCTTCCACCTATTCCTTCGGTCACAGCTTTCTTTGTGTCTAGCACATGGAAAGGGACCGTATCTCTGATCATTGAGAGACCGGCTGGAATAACTCCGGTCTCTGCTATCAGGCGTCGGTCAATTACCTGACGCCCGCTTGGCCTGCGAGAATTAATCATTTAGATCCGCCCTTTCTGGCAACAGGTGGTTTGGAGCCAGAACCGTCATCTTTCTTCAGGTCCGGACCCATGCCTTCGAGTTGGTCCCCACTCTTCTTTTTAGGCATAGTATGGGCAGGGAATTCTCTCTTGTTCCCTTTGGCAGCCTTGCCATATTTGGTCTCGACAGGAGCGGTGATGTCCATATCTTCGGCAAGACCTTCTTCTTCTTTGTCAGATTCTTTTTCTGACTCTTCATGGTCGTCTTCATCTGCCGAATCTTCCTTTTCGGCTTCAAAATTTGGCATGGCATCTTCGTCTTCTTCAGCATCATCTGCGTCAGAAGCATCGACTGCGGCCACTGAATCTACTGGCTTCATGTCATCAGCATCATCATCGTCATCCATGTTGACGTCGATGTCGCCAGACAGTTCGATTTCGAACCCACCACCCGGTGAGGTTCTAATAGTAGCCATGGCTTCGTTGAATACTGAATCTTCTTCATCGCTGATTGGTCTGAGTTGCTCGATTGATTCGCTCAGCCATTTGCTGAAAGGACGAGCATCACCTTTGCTCATTCCTGCAGCAGCATAAGCGCTATTCACCAAGCGAGCTGGGATTGGAATCTGAGCGCTGCTTCCGTCTTCGCTCATGATTACTGGATCGAGGCTAGCGTCTCCATCGCCTTGGTCGAAAATGAAGTTGACGCCGTTGATGCTTCCTAGCATAGCATTGTCGTCAGATTCAAGCCAAGTGATTTTACCTTCGCTCACACCCTTCTTGGTGCTCAAAGCGGCGCGGCCATACCCGATCTTCTTGTATCGTGGTGATTTGTACTGATCTTCAGCCATGCCTTCTTCTTCCCAAGGCTTGTCTGATTCGTCCTCGTCTTCCGAATCGAGCCCATTCTTTTCGCTCTTCTTGCCCTTCTTGCCGAAAGGAGGAACAGCGCCGGGGAATGGAGCTTCTGATTCGAAGAAATAGTTCACAGCTTGTTCGATGGCTGATTCCATCCGAGCACCCGGCAGGCGGAGTCCGATCGCTTCGATGCTAGCTTGCGCCATCTCATCGAGATTATCGACCAGTCTTTGGCCTGAGAGCTTGTGCTCCATAGCAAGCCGTTGCATCAGGCCAACAACTTTGTCAAGATCAGCAGCATCTTTAATAGCTGGTGCGCCATATTCCATTACCATATTGGCTTTGATATTGCCCTTACGATATGAATATGGGTCAGAAGATTCCTCAATGTCCTCGCCAGACAGATCATCTTCTTCTTCATCCTTATTAGTGAACATCCTGTTCGTTTCATAAGGCTTGGGACGGGATTCGCTGAAGCTATTGCCACGGCGTGAACGGCTCTCAAACTTAGGAGGCCCACCGGCAGGAGGAGCTTGGGCTGCTGGAGAAGCTGGCGCAGCAGGCGCAGCAGGCGCTGCAGGAGCAGCGGGAGCAGCAGGAGCAGCAAGCTCATCTTCATCGCCGGAAAGAAGGTCACCAAACTCGTCGTCTGATGGCTCTTCTTCAGGTGCCTCATCTTCAAAATCCATGCCGCCCAATTCGTCTTCTTCTTCAGCTGCACCACTGGTGCCGCCGATTTGAATCAGTGGGCTGTTAATATTGATGATAGGCTGGCCACCTTTACCGGTGCTGATAGGGCTTGCGCCAAGGTCCATTCCTTTATCATTAGACGGCATGTCTTCGCTTGCATCACCTGGCATGCTGTCAAAATCGCGGAGAGATTCTGATGCGCTTAATTCTTCCTGAATTGTGGCGATGAGATCTTCGGCTTCGTAGATCGCTGCGTCGTCAAAGTCTGGGCCTTTAAGTCTGTCGATCAAGCCCATCAATTTGCTGGACAATTCGTGGGATTCTTTGATTTTTGGTGTCTTGTCTTTCAGCACTTCGAGAGTCGTGGCGAGCGATTCAGCTGCTACTTCTCTGTTGCTGATTGCTTCGAATACCAAATGCAGGAATCTATCGTAAGCTGACTCAAAATTCTTGCTTTCTGCCAGGATTATGACATTTTCGGCAAGGACCGAATGTTCGGATGCTCGTGCGATTGATTTCCATTCGCGGAGGATCTTGTCTCGGCTTACTTTCATGTTAGTGCGGTAGAACAGCGTTGCTGTGTCGTCACACAATTGTTGGTTGAACACGCCAGCCGCAGCCATCGCGTTTTCGACCAGCTGTTGTGTTTGGTTTTTGTTTAGCAGTGTGAATTCTTCCATATCCTCTAGGAATGGTATAATTTCGATGACTGCTTTTTCGATTTTTCCTTCAGCAATGTAGTTGGCTACTGTTGCGATTCGTTTTTGGAATCCTAGTGAGAAGTACGCATTGGCAGCGGCTTCTCTCATGTTTCTCGCAACTAGCTTCTTGCTGGCCCATTTGGTGACTGGTAGTCTAAATCTTTGGCCGTCATTAAAGTAGGCTGCTTCGATATGACCGTTTTCGACGATAACTTTATCTTGTAGACCTTCTACGATCGTTGCTACGATTCTGTTTTTTACGTCTTCTGGCAGGATGCCTTTGTTGACGTTGATGTGGCGGGTTACGCCATCTCTTGTTCGTACTACTCCTGATGCTGGTACTGTTTTACCAGTGAATCTCTGTGCTTTCATTCTATTGAAGGCGATGGCCATTTCGCGTTGGTCATTTTCTTCGATAGCGTTGACGAGCCTGTTGCAGGATTCTTCAAAGAGTCCGGCTTTTTCGCCTTCGGAGATCTCGATGGATCTAATATTATTGATTGCTATCTTGCCTTGCGTTTTGCTATGTTCGGCGAGATAGTATGTGTTTGTTCTTACGTCTTCAATGAAGAGGTCATTATTACGGAGCGCAGCTAAACGCCATTGGCGTCCTGCCGACCGACCCATTTCCTGTACCTTGTCAGTGAAAAACGCTACACGAGCCTGCGCACTCTCATTTAGTGCACCCAGAAACTTTCGACTATCCATTTTAACTGTTGGATTAGCCACAGATTTCTGATATTGTGCCATGATAGACAACCCCTTATGCATACATCAGCATACTAAAACTACTGTTAAATTTGACGGGAAATCACGTACTCCCCGCCAAAACAATTCCAAGATCAACGTCGAGGAAGGTCCCTGTCAGTTATTTCAGCAACTTTCTCCTCGACCACAACTGAATCGCTAATCAATAGATTGTAATTCTCTCTGATAGCTTCAAGACGCTCTTTAGGATCAACAGTCCATTCCACCAAGCACTGATCATCCTTAGACGGATCTTTAATAGCCAGAGAACCATCATCATTGAATATTTTATCATTTTTAGAAGGGCGCTTCGATAAGCCATCAAATTCCTTGCTGGCCATAAAATACTCATAGCCATTAGTATAAGACGGAACATCCTTAAAATAGTCCCTATGAAGTCGTTCGGCGATAGACGCCATAACCTTACGCTTCCTGCTCTTAAGCTCTCTCTTTCTAATCTCCAATATTAACCGCCTATCAGCACTGATATCATAACCTTCAGCTGGAGCCCCTAAACCAGCATCAACTGCTTCCCCAGCATCACCAGCACCCTCTCCACCTGCTCCTTCTCCTCCAACCTCACCTCCAACCTCACCGCCAGCAGGCGCGGCACCACCCTCTGCCCCAAGATCTAATGGAGGCATACCACCTTCAGGCCCGCCCTCTTCTCCACCAAGATCAAAATCGGGCATCCCGCCCATTCCACCACCGCCGCCGCCGCCGCCCATTCCACCGCCACCTTCTACCTCTGCATCCTCTAACTCTTTAATCTCCTCAATCTCATCAGGAGAAAGATCAGTAAAATGCGTCACAATCCACTCTTTAGGGAACCATCCAAGATCCTTTAAATCACTCATGACGCTAACACGAGTCTGCCAAGTCTCAATTCGATAAAGCTCTTCCAACGCAGAATTGGCGGTAAAAGAAATCTCGAAACCCTTCAAATCCTCTACTCCATAACCACGCAAAGCCAAATGGACAATAGCCACTTTAGTCAGTCCATTGACCCCCTCACGCTGTACCCATTGAACAGCTTTAGCAAATTCGCTGCTAGACTGAGATAGCGTCTTCTCATTCGCCTCACCAGCCCCATCGCCGATTCCCACTCTATTGAATGGTATCTTCATCGGGGCGATCATTTTCTTTTTAAAGTATTCAATATCCTTAATTTGATCAAGATTCTCAGCGCCAGGCAGAATATCAATATCAGGACCAGACCCATCTGTGCGCCTAGGCAAGAAAAAATCATCTTCTTGAATCAACGGCGAATAACGCTCATCAAACGACCCAGTAGAAGGATTATAAAACCTCTGTCGCTTAAACGTTCTCGCTACCATCTGCATGTATTCCGGCACCTCTTTAGCCGGAATATTTCCAACAGGTATAGTGAACTTCCTTTTCTCGGGGGCACGTGTTATACGATAAATGAGAGCAGCATCTTCCATTAACCGCAACTGCTTAAACGCTTTCCTGCCACCATCAAGGATTGCTCTACCATAAGGATGATAAATGTTTTCAAAGCTAGTGAGCCTAAGGTGCATTACCTGCCAAGGATGCAAAAACACGGGCTTTGGAAACAATGCGTCCATGTAAAAGAAACCAATCAGATCACCATACCTGGTCTCTATCCGCGTAAAATTATAAACATTCATAAACCGAAGAGCGGCGACTGATGTACGATTCTGATCTAAAATGATCTCAAAAGGAGCGTCGCCGTATTTGCACAAGTATCTCATTGTGGGGCGGCAAAAATTATCCCATCTAAGTATATTGTAGAATAGATCCTCTAGCTCATGCTTTAACCGCTTGTTCCTAGCTTTTATGATTAACGTATGCTTCTTCTCGGAATCGACCAGACTATTATGCACAATGACCCAAGAAGAATCTGTCCCAGCGGCAAAACAATGGTATTTAGGAACTTCAATGTCATATACTTTATCAACCACACCCGCATATTCGACGCTTAACACCTTATGGTTATTAAACGATTTTGCCAAGTATCGTCTTTCACATGTTATTGGCCTACAATCATTGCAATAAGGACTAAATGAGCATCCGGACCGCAAAAACTCGTTAGATTTCTTGCTTAATTTACAAGCTTTACAAGTCTTCTGAATGACCGGTATATGCGGACTATTTGCTCTATGTGTTTTTCTTTTTTCTCTGTATGTGACGTCTTTTTGATGTTCTATATGATAATCATGTAGAAAAGCTTTTCTACATGGCACACATATTCGACGAGCACCTGTGATTTGATTGTTGCAACGAGAACAGTGATTATATCTGTCTCTAAATTGTTCCCATCTTATGCCTTGCTCGCTTAGCAATCGGTAAAGTACCCTCTCACCAATACCAAGAACAGCACAGATATTGTCTCTAGTTATTGTACCACTCCATGATTCTGCTATTTTCACTATATCCGCCCAGGCAATATTTTTAAAACTATGATTGGATTTGCCATATTTCCGGTGGATAGCATCATGTTCAGAAACATTCATCCCTTTTAAATTAGCTGGAGTATTATCCAAGCTATTGAAATTCCCATGATGTACCACGGCAGGCGAATCTTCATTTAATGAATGATACACCCATCTATGAGTACTTTGGAAATGCTCTCCGTTGAAGAAATATTCATATGCCGTAGCTGTCGAATATGGCTTTACTTCAAATAGAGCTTTACCGTTTTTGGCTCTATAACGACGCTTCTTATATAAAGGTTTAAGACTATCATCATGCTTCAGATCGCATGCTTGCACAAATGTACCATCACGCATCATGAAAAGATGGTCTGCGGTGCATCGAATCTTAGAACCATCATCTAGAGTCACACATACAATCTGCACGTTCGTGCCTGTAATCCGAGCGCCCTTGGCCAAAGCTGGAACATATTTCCCCGTCTGTTGGTCAAATGAATATACCCAGAACTCCGAATCTTGGCCTCGTTCTGCTAATTCTGCGATTGTGGGGCATGTTCCATCTAACAATGGTATATGCGTGTCGCCCGTCAGGCAAGCTTCATCTGCATATAAATCTAAAGCTAAGCTAATTTCCCCAGTCTGATCCATCTGCTCGTAATCTTTATACCGTTCAAGACGGTTGATCTGAAGATTGGTCTGATCAAGGATTGCCGCCTGGCTGCTAAAATCTAAAAAATCCCCGCCAGCTGTGAGCCTGTCAAGGTTAGACTGATCCTGGAAAATCTTGTCTGCTCTAAAGACATTCGCTGATTTAGTTAAAGCACGTATTCTGTCGAAGACAAGCCAGTTACTGGGCATATAATCCTTCTCCGTATGGTTAACATATATTTACAGGAGCCGACAATATGATAGACCGAACAAAAAGAATGAAGTAGTATTCCACCTTATATCATTCTTTTCCAGACAAAAGTCTCAGCAATAGTCTTGATTTTACGGTACAGCATGTTTTCTATACTATTGTAATAATATTCGCCCCTAAATGTGTTAGGGTCAGGCTCGCCTGTTAAAGGCTCTACGATGCGTGCACCATTTCTTTCTAAAAACCAGACGTTGCCATTTGGATTTGTATATCTTCTACCGCATCTGGTAAACAAATCATTTAAAAACTGGTCTTGGGACATTTACTATCTCCTATTTCAATCGTATATTTTATGAAGTTCATCTATTTCTATCTGGTTAGATACCATTTTTAAGACCAGACAAACCACAGCAAACGCCCTACCTCTATTGACTTCTCTCATAAACTCAGGCGTATCATCTGTCTCATTTGTAACAAACGTCTGGGTTATTAGATCATCAATGGCAAGCAAAAACTGATGGTTGTTATCTTTATACAAGTCTATCTGATTAACACAAAAATTAAAAATGTCTTTGTTTAATCTTGCGTATTCTGTTGCTACGTTTTCAATAACTTGTGTGTTGATTTGTGGTATCATTGTTAGTTCTTTTTGTCATAAAACCATTTTTGTGGTGTGATGATAGGGCGTCCTTGACTTATTGGGACAGCACCCAATTGCAGAGCATAATTGTCGACTACTCTTGAGGCCACAGTCTCGGGCAGTTCATCTGGGCTCAAAGTCATAGGCATAAGGAAATTTTGACCTCCCTTATCCATATAAGTCTTCTGCGCCACAGCCATAGCAGCATCACTGTAAATTAACGGACCAGTCATGCTCTTGAAATCAGAACTACCATTAGAAGGAAACATATTACCGGCATCAGTTATAAAACCATCACTCGTGGCTATAAATGCCAAAGCGGTGCTCATTACGAGGTCATCATAGTTTCCTGCGCCATCTTCTGCTTCAGTCCTGCCAGTATCTCTACCAGACCTGTCTCTCTTTCGGACATAAATCTGAAGCTGCTTATACAATCTTTTGCTATAAATAGTCCAAGTATCATCAGGATCAGACCTAAGATAATCGATCATATACTTGTTCAAAATAGCCTTGCTGGCCTGCGAAGTGTTATATCCATAAGCAGAAACCTTCAGTGCACGCTGCTTCCGTCTAGTGCTAGTCACAGGAGTTGGCTTATCGTTGATATCTTTCTTACGCCACAATCTGGGATAAGCCATTTGATAGCGTAGCTCATCAATCACCATGTCGCCGCCATTATTCCGCTCAACTACAGTCATAGCGGTGTTGTAGTACCTTCCGACACGATCAACATATTTTACAAGATCACGTGGAAGAACCCTCGCCATAAATTCAGCCACTTGTTCTCTCGTATTCATATCGAAGACTTGAATAGCACTATAATCCCTACCTTTACCAGTCGAAATATCAACACCCATCGCATAACTATGGGCATTCTGCCCGCGTTCAATGATCACACCGTTCTGGCGCTTCTCAGGCAGAGACAGAACAGGCTTTTTAAATATCCATAAACCTTGATCTGGGTCTTCAAAATCAAACGTCATCTCCTCGGAAGCGCCAGTGACAGGGTGAACGTAAATCTGTGTACCCTTGACTTTATTCTCCGGCTCAGAGACTGTAGTGCCAATGAAAGATAGGGCTTCCTTATCAAGCACAGTATTACCACTACCCACGAACGATGCTAAAATTTCTTGCTCGAATTTCCATGCCACACCCTCACTCACGAGATCCTGATATTGGTCTTCCAGCCATGGTGACCAATAAGGACCGTACTTCTTTTTTTCTTCTGTCGTCTTACACGGCCTGATGCCATCCCTGGGACATATGCGTTGCTTTGTATTACTTAATGGGTCAACATATTCAATGACCCAGTCCATATCCCACCAATCGATATTGATTGGGTTCCATCGATTGAGACCAGCTTCTGCGTCTGTCCATGTATTCCAGTACCATCCGCCTATACCGTTTGTCGTAGAGATAGCTATAACCGATCCACCCATGTTTAGCGTAGGAGCAGCTGACGCCCACATATCGTCCATGCCCTGAATAAACGCTGCTTCATCAATAATGTTTAATGATGAGCTATTCGACCGCATAACATCAGGGTGACTGGTGAGGCTGCTTATTCTTGAGCCATTAGGGAAGATAACTTCGTGTTCTGTCTGCTTTACTGGTTTCCATACTTCTTGCATCCATTCTGGTAAATGATTAAATGGGAATAATACTTGTTCCCGCAGAAAGCCCATAGCGTCTTCATTACGGCGAGACACGATAAGTATTGTTTTGTTGGGCTGAAACATCGCATACCATAATGCGAATGCTCCTGAAATCTTAGATGCGCCAACCTGACGACACTTTTTAAAAATGTTAAATCTCTGAGTCCTAAAGCATTTCAAAGCATATCGCTGATAGCTAAAAACATTAAACGGAATGATACCGGCCATTGGGTGTTTAATCTTGCCGAAATTACGCAAAAACCATGTGCATGATTGCTGACATCTTTTAACTGTCTCTAGCTGAAACGCATCTAAAGCCATTTTTAATACTCATCTGTTGAAGCCATTGGTTCTGATAGTATTTGTTTTAGATAATCATCACCAGTCGCCACATTCATGTTATTATTATTAACGGTGATTGCCCCGGCCTTGGTGGCAGCTAGCATTTTAGCATTAGCCTCCATCATCTTAACAGCAATCATATTAACATTGGCTTTTACTTCTAGCAATTTCGTAAGATTGTCCGTGTAGCCACGCGATGGATTTCTCCCCGCTTCTTGATCATTCCTGATTTCGCCAAACATCAAATCCACGACTTCTTGGATCTCTATCCTGTCCTTTTTACATGCGGATAGCACATCTTCAGTAACTGAGTCCATCATTTTGTGATATGCTACTATATCAACCGGTGGCGGCGTATGTTCTATAACCTTGGTTTCTTGCACCACAGACGTGTCAGCTATAATAATCTTCTCGGCCACCACGTCTGGTATATTGATACGTTCGTCTATATCACCATTATCTAATTCATCGAAAAGAGAGTCGAGATCACTCATCGTCAAGCTCTTTCAAGATCGCATGTGCAAAATTAGAATCGATTAAGTTATTGTCCATCAAATACTTGATAACATCTTTGTCTTTGACTAGGCTAGATAATTCTTTGGCCTTATCAAAATATTTCGCATCAGTCTTAGCTTCTTTTTGCTCTTCTTCATACATGGCTTTGACAGTTTCCGCACTGTGTTTCCTACCTATGTCACCACGGCCATTATTCTTTTGATTATTACTTGGCTTACGTTTCGGGACCACTCTGCTGGTCATATTCGGGGCGCTTAACGGTTGGTGACCCTTGCGGTCAATATGAGAGTCTGTAGCGTTCCTTTGTACTCTTCTTCTTATTTTCTCTTGAACCCCTTCTGGGGTACTTTCTTTGATAAGACGATTAAAATCTTCGAGTGTGATCGTCTTATTGTCTATTTTTTTCAGGATTTCTTCAAGAATGTCCATTGTGTTCCTTATCCAAAGTCTTCTTCGTCGTTTATTACTTTCTTTCGATCATTCTTATATTCGCCTCTAATCCTGTTCACAGGGCTGTCTGTAAAATCGAAACTTTGATATTTAATATATTTAAACCAATTTGTGATAATAGCACGTGATAGACCAGATTTATCCACAAGTTTACCGATCAACCCATCGTGAGGCTTGTCATCCTCTTTCACCAACAGCTCCAATGTCTCTATTATTTTTAGGAAGTCATCATTGTATTTTGATAATTGTCTGGCTTCAAGAATAAATCTTTCTATCATATTGTTTTGGGACTTGTTTCTAGACCCAAGATGGTTCATATAGTTATGACCATTCTTCCTATCTCTGCCTTCTTTTTTGATGTAAGCCAAGATTACCGTTCTGGCTATCTGCGACCACATATTAAAAACTTTACTCATGCCCCTAAATATGATTGTCTCAGTACCACCATATAATCCTTGTTTAGGCAAGACATACGGATATGGTAAGAATTTAACATTACATATAGGACATTTATCAATCTTTTCAACAACATCATCTATAGTAATAATACCATATTGCTTCGGAGGAGGATCATATAACAAAGAGTCTGATGGTCTATCGGGATTAAAACAATTCCTACAATGCGGTCTCGATCGATACTTATAAAGCGTTCTCTCAAGTTGGCACCACGCAGTCTGCAACAAATCACCAAAAGCAGATTCTTCAGCACCGGGATAAATCGTGTGCAAACCCTGCTTACGTATAATCTGTCTAATCAATTCGGTTGCATGGCTCATTATCTCATCGCGAAGTTCAACCCTCGTACAACCAGTCCAAATGTATTGTGTTAAATTCCACTCTACTATCTCATTAATGAAATAAAGTCGACGCATGGGCGGCGCTTCTGGTACTTCTACCTCTACTTCTGCCTCCACATCGACGATCAGCTCATCTAGCACTAGTTCTTCTGACGCATCCACGATTATCTCATCAGACATTTACATTACTCCATGTTCTAATTATATACTGCCTAAATTATACTAAATATTTCTTTGGAATTCTATAACGCGAACTAATAAAATCTTCGCCAGGCATGATACCCTTTGGCAACACTATCTTCGTAGGATATCCAGCATCAATCATCGTCTTCAATCGCTCTTTACTATGATTATAAAGATACTTGTTATTTCTAAACATAACATCAAAAACCTTACTCTTACCCTTTTTATTTCTCCTTAATGCTCTACCAATCTTCTGAAGAAACTCAGACCTCAATTTCCCACCACAAGCAAGAACCATGGTCTCACAACCGCCAGCAAGATCAAGGCCACGATTTATGATCTTACCGCCGATCAAAACCTGAATTTCCCTACGCTCAAAAGCTCTAAAAGCTTCATTTCTCGCTGCCTTAGGTGTCTTACCATAAATGAAATCAGCTTTAATACCCATCTGACACAGTTCGTCTTTTAATCTTAGCCCTATAGCTTCCCTCTCGACGATAACAAGCGTACCATCGTCGTTTACAGAATACTTTTTGCATATGTTCTTTAATAAATGATAATACTTAGGGTTGTTAGTCATCTGCTCATCATAGGCTATGTCATAAGCAGTAGAATCGCTAATACTACCATCAAGCCCGAAACCTACCATAAAGTATTCACACGGGATGATTCTTCCCAAATCAGTAATGTGCTGCCTAGTCTCGCTTACTATAATAGACCCAAGATGTTCCTGTAATACCATCGCTTCAACAGGTTTAGAAGGATCATACGGCGTACCCGACACACCATACCTTCTACGAGCCTTAACATAGTATCGAAAAAGGCTCTTCCAAGCATCAGATACAGCCCTGTCACACTCATCCACAATAATCATTTCAGCATTTTGGACGTACTTTAAAAGAACTTTAGCATTCTTCTTTCTCGTTTCAAACGCAGATATCTTCCTCTCCCAACCCTCAACTCTCTTGGCATATGCTTTATCGGTTTCATCCTTCTTCTGCGTCGGATATTCAGGGACCTTACTAGGAGCAGATAATGATTGGATCGATCCCACAACTATTAATTGACCATTTGGTCTCTTACCAGCGTAAAACAACCCGACCTCTTCAGTAACGTCTCGTAATTCTAACCGTTGCTTTATCTGATCAACTACGATCGTCTGGTCAGCTAATATGATGGTCGGGCATTGTATTGCTTTACATATACCACTTAATACTTCTGTCTTTCCGGCTCCTGTTGGCAGGTCTATTATACCGACTTCTTCTTCTACAGCCTTTTTAATCGCATTTATTTGATATTCTGCTAGTGTAATGCCAGGGAGAAAGTCTTCTTTTATTTCTTCTGGATCTATAGGCTCGTATTTCCATGGCTTTCTTTTGTCGACTATATCAAGCATTAGATTCTTTTTGGCGCATATTTTTTTGAGATAATCTAATAATGGTCTAGCTATGCGCTTTTTGGCTCTGTTGTATTTCCTAAAGACGCCATCCCAGTTACCTAATTGTGTGGGATCGATATAGCGGTTTGGTCTAGTGACACTAAATTCTACCCATAATATGTCTTCTTCGACATGCGTTATGTGGGAGAAATATACGTGCTGGTTGTCTTGTATTTCTGCTATCATATTTTTTAAATACGAAAATGGGCCAGTGGTAATCCTGGCCCATTTGATCACCATACTTCTTTAATTAGCTGTCTATAGCTGTTAGTGAAGCAATGGAATCTTGATATACATCGGATTCAGTTTTCGACGTAATCATTATCATCATTATTGTATCTGTAGCAATCACAACAGAGGCTTTCATCGGGCGACTGGACATTGCCTACTAATTCCGCTCCACAATTACCACACGTAGAAGCAAGAAAGTCGTTGGTCTGTGCTTCGTTGGTCTGTGCTTCGTTGGTCTGTGCTTCGTTGGTCTGTGCTTCGTTGGTCTGTGCTTCGTTGGTCTGTGCTTCGTTGGTCTCAGTCATTTTTTGTCTCCTGTTATTAGTTTCTCCGGCGATTTTCTGTGGCAGGGTTGGTTTTGAGTGTCAATATTACCCTTTTAACAATCGTCTATATTCATTCGTAAAACAATGAACTGACTCAAACACTCTGTCTTTAGAGTAACCCCCACTCTGGCCCGGCTCATATCCACCATGAGCAACCGCCATCCAATCATCGTCGCTGATCTCATTTGCTTGAGTCTTGACGTCAGTATCTTCCAAGTGTCTATGGTTCTGCCTATACATATTGTGAATGTTAAATTCTACACCACGGTTTTTAAAATATTCTTCCATATCTTTA